CGGGGCTTTTTTGATATATTATTAATTATGTCACCCAAGGCAGACAATTCTGTTTCAGATAAAGTACTTAACATGTCTTGTAATTCTTGTTTATCCATACTTTGTAGCCTTTGCTCTTTGAACATTTAGAAAAATATCGCTTATATTTTTAATAGACGAAGAAAGATAGTTGGTTCTGTCTGCTCTTTGTTGGGCATATCTTTTAATGTCAGATATCTTGCTGGTATATGTATCTTCTTTAACAGCTTGATTAAATTGACTTTCCCATGAACCCTTATAAGATTGTTCCCTGCCCGCAATACATGTTTTTAGGGTTTTATCGGCCCAATTTATACGTGCCACTTCCCTATTATAACTTCTTTGTAAGTGAAATGATAAAGAAGCTAAAAGAAGGGCCGCTTCTGAGCATTGTTCTGGTGTGAGCTTTTCAATTTGGTCTCTAGATAGCTGTAAATATTGTTTGACTGAATCGTCATGAAAGTCAGCGCTGAATTTCGGAAGACCTAAAGAAGTCTCGTACTCATCCAATACCGTATCGATTTTAGCTAACTGTTCCTTTGCAAAATCCGGCTTATCCATTGCTGTTCGTTCTCGTTAAATGGCAGTTCGATATAGTTTAAATTATTTATACTGCACCAATCTTGTAGCTCGCTATCTCTTTTCTTTTGATTTAAAAAATCTTGAGCACAAGAATGGTATAGACTATTAAATTTATAGTGTTGTTGACCATGAACCTCTATAACCGTTTTAATAGTATTGATATAAAAATCAATAAAGATTTGTTTATTATAGCGAAGTCGAACACGCACCTCTTCACAAATTTGCAAGGTGGGATATGTTTCTCGCAGTAAAGAGCGAGCGGTTAAATGCAGCTGAGATCGAGGACGTATATCACCGCTCCTAATTACCGCCCCCTCTGTCTTCCATGTATGTATATGACCATCTAAATCTCTAATTTTCATTTGTTTGTAATGATTCAGGAGGTAATAGAACAGGGAATTGCTTTGAGTCTTCGGTTGGACTTGTCTTATATTCCGATGGTTTATTTTCTACAGGTATTTTTACGATCTCGTCATATGAAGGTACTTCTAACGTTTCATCTAATGCCCATAAAATATTTTGCGTTGTAGCCCACTTACGCATACGTCTAACGGGAACAATAAGATTGAAAGTTTCTCCTGCTCCTCGTACTAACATTCCTGTATATCGTCCGCTGTTATCGCCTGAAGATTCCGTAAGAAAAATTCCTCCTCCAGAACTTCCCGGAAAGGCTGGTGCGCTAGTTTGGTCAAATACAACACCATCTCCGGTCCCTAATTCTAACACCCTGCCCACCTTAGACATTATACCCCGTGTCATCGAATTGGAACCAACCTGACCCAACAGGCTTCCCACATGATATAGTTCTGTGCCGACAGGGATAGGCTCGCTAGACGAATAAAACAATATGTTTTGATCAACAAAATTTCGTTTTCTAACCAATAGCAGTGACAAATCGTCACCACTATCAGCATCGCTATATTTTATAACTTTAGCATCCATTTTAATTTCGCCAACACGTCGGCCTTTTTCTACTAGTTCTTTTACAATTTGTGCATCTTTAAATTCTACGATCTTCTTAGGAATTCCATCTTCAATTGTATTTCTCACAGACCGAAGACTTGATACAACATGCGCAGCGGTCCAAACGAAATTAATTTTTTCTTTAGCATTGCCAACATGAACTTCGCGGGTAATGATTACCCCAGAGCCTTCGCCGCGACCTGCTTTAACAGTGACAGACACGTCTTGTAGTTTTTGGTATAGTGCTGCGTCACCACCAAGGGCTTGAGCTGTACTAATTATCAAGAATGATACCGCGAGTAATGTTTTTTGAATCATAAGACTTACCTTTCTATTTCCAATATTAATGTAGTGTTACATAAATAATATAGTGAATATCAATCCGAGAGAAACCAACGATATCACTACAATAAATTCAATAATGCTAATTAGTGCTTTGTTCATTTTCTTCTTCAATACCAAATTGCTCCTTGCTTATTGTTCTATTCCAATCATAGAGAAAATGTCGTCTTCAAACTGTTTATATTGATCTGGATTGTTTTCTAAATATGTAGCCAGATTATTTTTCCCTTGCATCTTTTCTTCGTTTGGTAGCGTTAGCCACGCACCGCTTTTTTTGACTATGCCAAAGTCAACTAGTAAATCAGCCAACTCCATTTCTTTCCAAATACCACGTCCATATTTAATATGGCTTTCTACCTTTTGTCCGGGTGGTCCTATAGCGGAAGTTACTACTTGCCAGTATACTGTCTGTCCAACCTGTGTCTCTCCCTGCATAATGGGTTTGGTATGCGAAGCATGTAGCTTAACATCTACTTGATACTTTAAAGCCGTTCCTGATTTTTCTACTTTCGCTTTGCCTCTTCCAAAAGTAGAAACGTTTGCCATCAAATGCGTGATACCTACCACGGTTACTTTATTAATTGGCAACGCTGGAGCCATCCTTCTGCAAAACTTAGCCAATACTTTTTGCACGCTCATTACTTGCTGATCTGTTAAGTCACCAGTAAGTTCTGCGTCACTAGCTAGCGCGGAAAAAGAATCTATAACACATATCGTATTGGGTTCGGTATGAATAATTTGATCGAAAATTCCTAAATATTTTTCTGCCGATAATATATTGCCCTGCGTTGAACCTATAATTTTAATTTTTTCTGGATCAGCATCTAGCTCTTTGATCCCTTCTATGTCTCGTTTTCTAAGACGCCCCTCTACATTACCATAATAAATTTTACGCTTGTCTTGTTGAGCATTGGCACAGAATGTTAGCGCCGTTAGTGTTTTACCTACTTTTTCAGGACCGGTCATAATGAACAACGAACCTTCGGGTACTCCACCCCCTAATGCAATATCGAGCTTAGGACTAATCGATATAATTTTTAATTTTTGATCAGTTATAGAAGACGGATCATGAATCACATTTCCATATTCCTTAATAATATCTTTAGTCATTCCAATTCCTCCAGCCTAGATATAATAGACTTCTTATCATTGTTGGTGGTAAAGTTTTGTGGCTTATTAAAAGAAGGCGGTTTATAATTATTATTTGTGGGTATTTTAGCTATATAACTGTAGTTGTCTATTTTTTCATGTACCCACTTAGGTCGTAAGCTCATAATGTATCGATTATCTTTTAAAAATGCAACGATTTTATCAACCGTATGTTTCTCTATTAGTTTTGTTAGACTACGATTGTTAATTTGTTCTGTATAAAACTTTTGCCATTGTGCTAAGCCAAGCGCCTTGGTATAAAATCCTCGTGGGAGTTCTTGTGCTGACCCCGTTTTATATTTGTTTTGTAATGCTTTATTTTCGCAGATCAATTCTACGATATATTGTCGTCCGCTGACCCATGCAAATCCATTCTCGTCTACATCAGATGAATATCGAGAAGGATAACGATTGTCGTTTGAACGTTCTTTAGCCATCTGACCTAATCTTATGAATCCAACCAGAACGAGTATCACTAGGACTAGACTTATCTTTTGATGCGTCTACCCGTACAGAAGCTGCTTCTGTCATTATACTAACGCCCTTACTTCCCGCAGCCGTTTTATTAATAAAAAGCTGCTCTCTAGTAGTGTCGGATTTAATTCGTTCTACTTCCTTTTCAATAATAGGGGCGCTCCTATCTAATTGGGTAGCCATAGTCATTACAGACATATCATCACTTAACATTCCTTTAATACATGCCTTTTCCACATCTGTTAATTTACCCTTTTTCATAACAATTCCCTTTCTGCATTGTGTAAATATGCAATATTTTTAGTTCTTAAAAAATTCCTATAGAATTCAAACACTCTTTCTCCTACCTCTGTGAATCTCCACTCTAATCTACCAGCATGTCCCAACCGTTTAGATGCCATCCCCTCACTAAACATACCAACCGGATTAAATAATCTACCGTGCTTTCCCCGCTTGGCATAATATTTAGTTCTTTTACCAATAGTAATCTTCATTGCAAAAGCTGTTGGAGATTCTTTTGCTGTTTCTGCATCAGAGTCTACACATGGATATTTATTATCTTCTAAATAGTCTTCTTTGCCCGCGATAGTATATACAACCTCTATTCTCTTAGGTTCTTTTGTCGGTCTTTTTTTATTAATTACGTGGGTATCGGGTTGTTTCTTTGCTGCTTTCTTTTTAGCCATGATATCTCCCTTAATCTTTAGTCCATTTGATATTTTCATTAGGTTTATCCATACGTTTCATTCCCGTGGGCAATTGGTGCATACCCCCTGTCTTTTTTGTTTTAGCCTCTGCCATCATGTCTTCTACTTTTTGTTTGCCATATTTAGCTGTTTGTTTTTCCGCATACTGACCAAGAGTTTTAGAGTCCGATGCTGAAGATGTTATAATACCTTTTACATTGTCCGTAGCAAAGTCCCTAATTAACCTACCTTTACAGAAAGGGCACCGTATTTTTTTAGATTTATTTGTATATTCTGACATTTTAAAAAACAAAACGGTCTGTTCAGAACATTGACTGCATTCAAATGTATAGTCTGGCATTGTGCGCTCCCGTATTGATTATACTCTCTAATCTCCTATAAATATAATCATATATTTGATAAATTTTGTTTGATTAGGAATATAAATATATTAATAAAATTAATTGTGCGATTGCCACCGATGCCGCAACAACATAAGTACGCCCTATGTTGTAATGTCGAAATGCATATAGTATAGATACAACGCAATAGGTTCCTATTATTTTAAGCACAATAAATAGAGAGACATCTCCCTTATCTAATTCTAATATATAACGACCTATTGGATTTTGTTCTGCACTGTAATCGACATGTCCATTATTAAATTCAGCAGGCCCTGTATATCCGTACCACCCTTCCACATTGGTATACAAAAATCTATTTTTACTTAACCAGTAAATATCAATAGACGATACCATGACAATAATACAGCACAATAAGTGGAATATTATTCGTTTACACACATTTAGACCATCCGCATTGAGTGCAGGTAATACATCCTTCTTGCCGTATCAATCCCTTACTCTCACATTCTTCACATACTCCTTCTTCTTTAGTCCCGTCAGGTATATACTTTTTAAGTGCTCTAGCCATACTCTTTGCTAAGCACGTCATTTCACCCTTTACCTTTTCCAGTTGCTGTACTACCATATGGATATCTGCACCGTGACGAAGAGATGTAGAGGTCATTCTGGTTAGAGCATCTTCTTCGTCACTACAAGTAGCATTAACAGGGGACAATTCTAGACCATCTTCTAAAATTGCTTTATACACCCCCTTCGGTCTTCCCATTTTTATTACTATTCCTGATTTTACCTTTTTACTAATGAATCCATTTTTTCCGGCAAATACCTCATATGGTTCTTCATTGTATATACCAACCAACACAAAATATTGATCGCCCTTAACACTAATGTGGTACACATCACATGGTAATTCTTTGGGTCTTTCGGGAGAGGTTGTTTTTTGTATTTTATTTAATGATGATGATCCCGATAAAACATTTGTCATCGTTCCAGCACGATAGGTCGTAAATCCTTTGATACCGTTTTCCCATGCCGTTATATATATATTCTTAAAATCGTCATAGACATAGTTATTGGCTACGTTAATAGTTTTAGAGATGGCTGAATCAACCCATTTTGCAAAAATCGACATGGTATTAACATGTGCTGCAACATCAAGGCCCATAGAACAGGTTGCCCACGCAGCATCAGGATTCCACTTTTTAATATTTTTTAAATATGAAACACCATAATCTTCAATCCACTCTTCTTTGAGCAATCCTCTTGTGCGATCAAATTTCCATACCTTTTCTTCAAACTTAGTAGCTAGTAAGTCCTCATCGCCTTCTCTAACCCATTTCCATGTGGTGCCATTTTCTTTAATATCGCTTAAGTCAAAGGTTTTATTTGCCCAGTTAATATTTTTAGGCACAACCAATCCTTCGGGAGCTTCAGATTGAATAGAGGTGCGAACATAACCATGCATAAATAACGGCTCTAATCCACCACTTACTAAATTCGCAAAACATGAACTATTGCCAGTTGGCTGTATAGAGGTTATATGAGAGTTACGTATGCCATGTTCTTTTATTAAGTTAACAGTGCTACGATCTAGCTTTGCTATAAACTTTCCTTTAAGATATTGCTCCTTATCGTATAGAGGGAACGATCCCTTTTCTTTTGCTAATAAGGTTGACGCTTTATATGCTTCGTTAGTAAAAAATTGCATTAAGCTTTCTGTCATTTCTACTGCTTTATTGCTACCGTACTTTACACGAGCTATCAACAATGCCGAACCATAACCCAAGACACCCAAGCCAATACGTCTTTTACTTTTTAAATTATCCTTTTGTGTTTTAAGCGGAACGTGTGTTTTATCATTAACATTATCCATAAATCGTACAGCCGTATGGATAATTTTTTTTAACTCATTATATTTCCAATCTTTTTTATCCCCATCAATAAAATGTACTAGGTTGATAGACCCGAGCAAACAAACCCCACCAATAGGAAGAACTTGTTCTCCGCACGGATTGGTTGCATTAATCCATTCGCAATAGTGTAAATTATTCATTCGATTCATATGGTCAACAAATAGAACACCGGGTTCGTTTCTATTATAAGTATTTTCCATAATGAGATTCCACAGTTCGAGAGCAGAATCAAATGTGTGATATGTTATGAGGGCTTCTGTTTCTGTTTCGTCAAATAAGGATAACCATTCTTGTATATTACCGTTCCAGTGAGCTTTATATTCAGAAGGAAATTTTTCATAATTAGGAAAAACTAAGCTCCACGGCATATCCATTTTAACCGATGCTATAAATTCATCAGTGCATAGTACCGACATATTAAATTTAGATAAGCGTCCGGGAGTTTTTTTAGCTTCAATAAATTCTATAATGTCAGGATGCCAGCAACTTAATGTCACCATTTGAGCACCCTTACGTATAAAATTCTTTTGATCTGAACGAGAAGTCTTTCCAGAGCCAGAAGTAATAATTTCAGAAGACTTATCCCATAACTCTAAGAATTTAACTGAGCCGGGAGATTGATTGGCAATGCCTCCAATATGAGATCCGCACGGACGCATAATATCCGCACAAAAACCATATCCCCCTTCGCTTTTTAAAATTTGTGCTTGTCTCAGCAAGGTATTATAAATACTCTCAATAGAGTCGAGATCCTTGCCCTCAAAACCATCCACAAAACAATTAATATAGGTGGTGCCTTTTAGCCCAGTCCCAGCGTTTGATGTAATGCGACCTCCCGGCACAAATTTAAAATCTTCTAAAGCACTATAAAACTTTTGTTCCCACTCTTCTTTGTTTTCCTCTATAGAAGCTATGTCTTTAGCTACTCTGCTCCATGTATCCTCTATAGAAGAATCAGTTTTAAACTTATATTTTTGATACCATGTTTCATGACTAAAACTATTGGTAAATCTGTCGGGCATTTTATATCACTCCATTATCTTTATTATTCTAGCCCTAAGCTGGCAGCATCATGTTCAATCAGTGCTGTATTTCCATACTTAAAAAGCCATCGCGAACTCGTGTTATAATCCATTTCTTTAATACAATGTACTTCCTGTATACCGGCATTAATAATAGAGCCAGCACATTGTATACAAGGTACTCCACACCAACAAAGCATTATTAAGCCCTTGGCGGGAATTGGAAGTTTATTGAGAGCATTTCGCTCTGCATGTTGACAAGAACAAAGTTCAGATCGCTTGCCACATGAATAGCCTAAGATATTGCGTGGGCATTGATTCTGTGTAGATAAGAGTTGGCAAGCCTTATTAGAATCATTCAAATCCTGATCCGCATAAGATAATGAATCTGTATTGCCCATTTGAACGTAGCTATATATCTTTTCTTTTTCCAATGATGTAAGCTGTGGCCAGAAAAAATATTTGAGAAATTCTATATCATTACAGTGGGGGGTATTCTCTGGTGGACCATTATATCCTGCTCCTACAATCCCATTGGTGAGAGGGTCTACTACTACCGCACCTACCCTTCTAGAAAAGCATGGGTTTTGATCATTAGCCATTACTTTTGCTAGCTTCATATATTTCCTTACAAACTTGTCCTTCATTGGTCTTATTTAGTCCTGCCTTTATTCCGTTCTTCTAAACGTTGTTTCTCTACATTTTTATTGACGCAGGCACAGTATATGCGTATCATTTGACTTGCCTGATGCCTGCGTAACGCTGACGATCCTTCTTGAGGGGTTTCGATTTCGACATATCCTCTGCCGTGACATTGGTTGCATTTCTTCTTATTATACAACCGGGCTACGAGAGGGTCGAAGGTCATTTTATAAAAAAAACCCTCTTTATTATCCTTTGATTTTTTCATCTACCAGTCCTTTTGAATTGTGAATTGATATTGAAATAAAGACGATCTTGCGAGATCGGACGGTGTGACTGCCGAATCTGCCAAATATGGAACTGGATCGATATACGATGTTCTATATGCATAAGCAGCAGCGGTGCTACATACAAAAATTTTAGTCGCGTTATTGTCCTTAATATTCTGAGGAGCTAATCGACAAAACGGCAGATAATGTTTGAATAATTTCCATATATTTTTCCATCCATACGGAAGCCCTGTAAGTTTAAGCATTATAGTAGTGATTTTAAACTTTGTCGAATCGTCTAACACATAGCTATCATTTTCGTAATCTACTCTTTTAGCTGCTCGAAACACATCGATTCCAAACGGACTATTGTCTACTTGTGTTTTTAGGGAAACAGAACGACCACCTTTAAATTCGCGGAATTCGACGCATTGTAAATTTCCATTATCCCAATGCGCTATACCTACATGGCTATGAACACCAGATCCATATCGTTTAATAAGCCACGAGATAATACCTTTCCCACGAAACAGTAATATGTCTGCTTCTTGGATCAGAGGCAATGCCTCCGAATATGGTATAATATTCATGGTTGTATGTTATTTGTTAGTAGTTCTAAGGAATGGGACAAAGTAGCTATTTGAATTCTTAAACTATTAATTGCTTCAGTATTTTTTTCTAATATCCTTTCTAGCTTATCTTTTTGTTTATTGATTTGTTGTTCATGATCAATCAATGCGTCATGATATAGTTCTAATTTAGTTCCAATAGAAATTGTCTTTTGATCAACCAAGTTGGCCGCTTCACTTCGACTTATAAGGTCTTTCCCTGTCAACATCCAAAATCCTGCCATACTAACAACAATGGTTGCTAAAAAGAATACGGCATCTTTAACATAAGGATTTTCTTTAAACGACATTGCTATGGTCTCGCTATAGGAAAAGGTTAAAAAGGGGCCTTGGAAAATCCAAGACCCCTAAAAATTTATATACCTTATTTACCTTACCAGTTATAACGAGGACCGTAACCACTCTGAATAGGATTAGGACTACCATCACGATAGGTAAGGCGACCCGGTATATCTTGAGTCGGATTGGCAGCAATATCTGTTCCAGAAGCGCGCATGGTGGAAGTATTTTCTACGCTGGTAGAAATGTTCCATACTCCAGATACAGTAGTGTTGGAAATGGAGCTAAAGGCTCCTGTAAAGACATTCCAATTACCAGCCTTAACAGCTGTCTTGTAGTAATATGTACGCAGCACGTCTAATTGCAACGGGGTATAAGCCTCGTTTGCACTATTAGACTGGGCACCTAGCAAGGCCGTATTTGCTGTACCTGCAATTGTAGTTTGGATTGCATTAATAACCTGCACGCCTGAATTGAACGAGCTGGCTGGAAGTGCTGTGTTGGTTCCATCAACCCCTCCAACACCAGAAACGATAGTAATAACAGGATTGCCTTCGCCAAAGGTGGATGCCGTCCAGTCAGTTGTATCGACAATTGTGCCCCCTCCACGAACGTTGCCTTGACGATTGTCAACACCGCTAGGCAACCCATTGGCATAGATGCCTGTGCTGGGAGTTGAAGTAATATTAGTAATAAAAGCCATAGTAAAACCCTCTCTTTACAGAGATATATATTATTCCTATAATTCCTAAGATGTATTGGCCCTGTCCTACTATTATTACACCAAACTCTTCTTGACATCTGTAATTGATTTATACTTTTTAGAACCCACAACTCCATCTACAAATCCATATATTACTGCGTCTTCGGCGGTTAGCCACCA